CGGTGACGCCGGCCAGCCGGGTGAAGTGGTGAGGGCGGCGAACAAATCGCAAAATAAACAACCGACCAATGCACGGATTGCATATGAAAAAGCCAGAAAAAAAGCGCGGCTAGACTCCGCTTCTGATAGATATGGGATGTTTGGGCATATAAAAAGTGCTTGGTGATTTGCATGAAATATGAAAAAATTGACCCTCGGGTCTGGTGGATGATATAATGGCGAAACTGACCACGATTTGCCCCGTATGCGAAAACGACATATCAATAGAAAGCCGGGACATCAAGCTCGCCGTAATGCAGAAAGGCAAGACTGCCGGCAAAACGATAATCGGCTGCCCAGCGTGCGCGAGAGTCTTGGTAATCGAGGACGCGCCGGAGAAAGATGTCTCTCAGTGGGTAGAGAAGGTGTCCGCTGATGAGGATTGGTTGGGGTGCATCCCGCTCATGGACCCGGAGCAGGCCAAGATCCCCACGGGCACCGTGGGCGATCTGGCTTTCCTCCGCTACAAACCAGGAGGTGGCGGCGAACCATTGCCCCGGAGGGAGTACATGGTCCGCTATGGGATCGACCCCAAGATCCACATCGACCTGAACCCCGGACTCGGGGGTAGCACGTTTGTGATTACAGATTCTAGGAGATAACTCCCTTAAGATTAGGAGGTATGTAGAAATGGATATTACAGCTATTGATATACCAAGCACAGTAACAGCAATTCTGACCATCATTGTCGCCGTTGGCGGCGTCCTGGGCAAGACCTACATCAGCAAGGCTCTGGCCGGCGTGGCTCTGCTCGCGGACATCCTGGTTGATGTCGGGCAGCTAATGATCACCATCTCCAAGGCTGGCGAGGACGGGGCCCTCTCTCCCGAAGAGTGGACTGCCATCAAGGAGCAGGCCCGAGAGATAGAGCAGACACTGATAGCCATTCAGGGCAAGTTTGGCACCATCTTGGGCTGACCTTCCCTCTTCTTTTTGCCCGGTGGACAATGACAGGCAAAGTGTCAAAGCAATCCACTGCCGGATATATGACTTGTGCAAATATAAACGCTTCCGGGCCTTTGGCAGGTTGAAAATATGGCTGAAGATTGTGATCCGGCGGTTCTCCATGCAAGGGTATGCGTGTTGGAAGCCGATAACAAGCGGCATGATTCTGAGATAGGGCAGTTGTGGGGCGACGTGAGTACGCTAAAAGCATGTGCCGCCAGCCTGCCAGAGATGAAAGACGACGTTTCCCAAATCCGTATAGCGGTCGATCAGTTCAAGGACTGGATGACCCGCGAGGAAGGAGTCCGGACCGGGAAACAAGCGATATGGGCGACCTATCGCGAGCCTATCCTGAGACTGATCTACTTCTTGGCCAGCCTAGTTGTACTAGGGATATATGAGATCTGGCAGCACCTAGCGGGGACGGTCTGAATGAGGCTCACAGATCTGGATTGGCGGGAAGTCCTGAACGAATGGGAAGTAGGAGACCTCATGTACCTCCGGAGCATCATCGATGAAAAGCTTTCAATGTGCTCGCGGCGCAAGGCAATCATCAGGAGGGAGTAATCATGTCGGTCCTCATCTCGATTTTCCCGATGGCTGGCGAGGTTATAATCTATATCTGGAAGGCCATAGAACCCGACATGAAAGATCCGTTTTGGGAGGAATGAGATGATCACGGATGACGACCGGGAACGGTGGACCGATGAGTCCGCCACCAGTTTCCGTTTATGGGCCTCTGCAGAAAGGAAATCCAAAAGTATCAAGATAACCCAATTCGACCCTTCCCCCGTTATCAGGAAGGTGTTTTATGAAGCCGGCGATGCCCAGCTAGACGTTCTGTCTGAAGAGTTCGGCGTGGGCTATCGCTTCGACTTGAGATCGGCAGAAGCTGAGGCCTGGATCAGCGAATACTCCGGGCAACAGATAAAATACATTTCGGCTACCAACCAGGCGGCCATCCGGCAGATCAAGCTCATCGCATTCCAGGAAGGCATGACCATTCCGGAGCAGAAGAAGCTCATCAAGGAGCATATTGGCCTACTGCCTCAGCACGTGGTCGCGGTGCAGAACTATGAGGCGAACCTGCGAAAGTCTGGGATGGACGAAGGCTCTATAAGCCGGCTGACTGAGAAATACAGAAAAAAGCTCATCAATTACCGGGCTAAGATGATTGGCGTAACCGAAGGCATGGCAGCCAGTAACGAGGGTATCAGGAAAGCCAATGAAGATGCCATGAAGCGCGGTATCCTACCAGCAGACAAATATGAGCAGGTCTGGATTGCATCCGGGCTGCCCAACACCTGTGACCAATGCATGGCCGCGAATGGCAGCGCCGCTCCAATCGGCGGAACATTCCCGAACGGCTCCCGTGGCCCGCCCATACATCCTCATGATCATTGCACAGTCATAATTAGGAGGAAATGATGCCCAGAGTAACATGGAACGGTGAAGCCCTGGCGGCCAGAATCCTGTCGTCCGTGGTGGATGGTGCCGAAGAGTGGGCGCGGGCCGATGCTATGCCTCTGGCCGTGGAGAATTGCCCGATTGACCAGGGCGCGCTCAGAGGGTCTCAGACTGTGAAAAGAGAGGACAATTCTGTAATCATGGGCTTTGGGGGACAGGCAGCACCGTATGCACTGATTGTCCACGAGGACCAGACGGTTTACCATCCAGTGGGGAAAGCAAAATTTCTGGAAGACTCATTCAACGAAAAGCTGCCGGATCTTCCTGAAAAAATCGTAAATAGAATCAAGGGGTCACTATGACTATTGTATGGGATATGATGGATGCTCTGATAGCGGCAGGATATGCTACAGAGTTTGGAGTCGACATATTCTATCACTACTTCCAGCCAGAGCCCGCCGCACAACTCATGGTCATGCAGAAGCGTGGCCTGAACCCACTTGTGACGGTAGACGATGTGACCTCCCAGCCCGGCCTCCAGGTCTACGTGATAGACAGCGACTTGGAAGCAGCGGAGATCAAAGCCGAAGCTATTTATAATTATTTCAAACTGTTGAAAGGCGTCGTGGGTCAGGCCATCTATGCGTCGGGTGTCCCGGTGTTCCTGGGGCCGATAGGCGATGGCCGATATAAGTTTGTGGTGGACTTCCAAGTATTTGGAAATTAATTCACATGTTTTTATCATTACCAGTTTAGTATAGAAAGTATTACCTCAGAGGTGTAGAAATGACAAGTGCGATTAGTGGAATGAAAGGCTCTCTTTGGGTATGCGCTACAGAAAATGGCTCATACGTAAAATTGGCTGAGTTGATAGACTGCAAACTCAGGATATCCGGGGCGGAGATCGACACAAGCAACGTTGATGACTCCGGGTGGGGCTCGAGCATCGCAGGCGCGAGGAGCTGGGAGATTAGTGCTAACAGCAACTTCATAGTTGCCGATCCTGCTTACATACTCCTCATAGCCGCACAGATCGCCAATACAGATGTCTGGTGCATGATCCTCACGGATGGGACCCCCACATCCTCGCCAGTGGGCTGGAAGGGCAAAGGCGGCCTGAGCAGTACTGATATCGATGTGGCGGGAACCAAGACCCAGCAGAAAGTCGCATGGACAATCAAGAGCAGGGGCGCATTAGCCGCCGCGACCTGAGGCTGATAGATGACCTCAGCCGTGAGCGGCCTATCCGCCGCTCTTTTTCGGGATGAGCCGGAGGAGTATGTCGTCACGGCGAACCTCGGCTCTAATCGGGATATTTGCTTTGCCTCAAAAAATGGAACAGATGCCAGCGTAGAGATCATTGTCTCCGGAAACAACACGCCTCTGAGCATTTCAGACAGTGGAACGAAGATCACTATCAACAGTGCTACAAACTCAGGGGGAGTGGCCACCAGCACGGCCGCTCAGATTGTAGCCGCATTCAATGCAGATGCTGAAGCGGCTGCTCTCTTCACTGCTCGCCTCCCTCCGGGATCTACTGGCACAGGTGTGACCGGGGCCATGTCCGAAACCACCGCAGCCGATGGGGTCGCCGAGACGGGCCTGGCGTGCACGGACTCGGGTGATGGCCGGACGTTCCAAGCCGCTGCAGGATCGCGGTATTGGGATGACGGCGAAGCTCTAACCGTCTATATCGACGGAGTCAAGGCCACAAGCGGGTTCACTGTAAATTACTTGCAAGGGAAAGTTACTTTTGACAGTGACCAGACCGGCAAGACCATAACCGTTGATTGTGTCCGCCGCTCTCTTTTGGCATTCCAAAAAGTGTTTGGAATGTTCGAGGGCAAGCTGAAGATCTCGGGCAAGGAGATAGACACCTCCTCCGTGGATGACGACGGCTGGGGTTCCTCCTTGATCGGTTCCCGGAGCTGGGAGCTTACTGCAGGAACTTTCTTCTATGATGGCGGCATACCTATAACCGCAATAGCAGTAAAGTATCTATGGAAGTTCTACAGCGTTCTTGCCACGGTACCGCTATGCATAGGCTGGGGCGCCATAACCAGTATCGACAACATGACCGCCAACCCGAACGAAGCCCAAAAGCAAACCATAACCGTGAAGGGCGCGGGCGAACTGTTTATGGAATGAGCAC